AAAACTATTACTGGTACTGGTAAGTTTGCTAGTGAAGCATTATATGGCAACATTCAAGCAGCTGCTATTACTATGAAGTCAAGATTGAAGAATGGTGGTATTCCAGTCACACAAAGAATTTGGGAAAAAGTACAACAATACAATTTAAATGATGGTTTGGCAGGTGCTAACCTAGATAACTTAACTATTGTGGAGGAGTGACATGTTTGTATCTTGTAAAAACTTTATGCAGTGGATTCAGAACTACACTGAAGCACTACAAACCACTGTTGTACTACTAAGAACTGTTGGTCCTGATGGTGTAGATGATGCTGCCAAAGCAAATCAAATCTACTCAGCATATTATCTGAACATGCAGTCAGAAAATCCTGCTATCTTTGACAAATTGTTGTACAACGAATTCACATTTGTGGAGTTTAGCGATGAAGAATCAGCACAAGACTTCTGTAGAGATAACTTCCCAAACGTTAAACCAGACGATACTGATTATTTCATTCAATACGTTATTTTTACTAATGGATTGTATGGCGGAGGAAACGACGGCACTAACGGACTGAGAGAACCAGAACCAGAACCACTTCCATAACTGGCACGAACCGCCCACCACGGGCGGTTTTCTGCTATAATTACAGGGTAGTCAGCAAGGCAGTCGATGCTCACCCTTCGTCCTCACCAGCAGCGTGCTCTTGCTGCTCTTGAGAACAACACTCACGGTCAAGTCATTGTCCCCACTGGTGGTGGCAAGACTATCATTATGATCAAGGATGCTCAGCGTCGTCTGACTGCTGCTGCTACGCCACAGACTATTGTAGTGGTCGCCCCACGTATTCTACTGGCAAACCAACTCTGTGATGAGTTCTGGTCTGCTTTCAATGGTGATGTTGATGCTGAGTTCTTCCACGTTCACAGTGGTGAGACTTCTTTCGGCAGCAGCACCAAAGTCCAGAAGATTCAATGTCACGATGCTGTCTGTAAGACTGCTGGTCTTCACCAAGTCATTTTCACCACTTACAATTCGCTCCGTCGTGTTGTAGAAGCAGGCATTGACATTGACTGTATCTATTACGATGAGGCACACAACTCTGTCCGTCGTGACTTCTTTGAGTCTGTGCTTAATGTTGATGCTAAGTCCTACTATTTTTTCACTGCCACTCCTAAGCACACCCATTCTCCTTATGGTCGTGGCATGAACAACAGCATGGTTTACGGTCCTATTCTTGAGACTGTTCCTGCTCCTGAGCTTGTCAACAACGGCAGCATTCTTGCTCCTGAGGTTGTATCCTACGAGGTTGACTTCGAACGAGTCAAGGGTAAGTTCTCTTACGAATCTGACAAGGACACTCTCACCAATCTCATTAATGACATTGATGCTGATGGTAACAAGATCCTGGTTGCTGCTCCTAGCAGCAAAGTCATGTTCAACTTGCTGTCTAAAACTGGCATCCTTGAGTTCTTCCATGACAAAGGTTATGATGTGCTTCACATCACCAGCAAGTATGGTGCTTATGTGAACAAGACCAAGGTCAACCGTGAGCAGTTCTTCGACACCTTCAATGCTTGGGGCAAAGATCCTAACCGTAAGTTCGTGATCTTCCACTACAGCATCCTGTCTGAAGGCATCAACGTTCACGGTCTAACACACTGTGTGTTCCTTCGTCAACTGGATGTCATCCAAATGGCACAAACTGTCGGTCGTGTTATCCGTCTTAACAAAGACGACGCTGCTGACATTGCTTGTGGTAAGATTACCCCAGGCAAGTTCGAGATGTATCGTAAGTCCACTGGCAAGGTCATCGTGCCTGTCTTCAAGAACTACGGTGCTCCCACTATCAAACGCCTTCAAAACCTTGTCGATACTATTTTCGTCAAGGGTCTCCCCGCTGTTTCTGTCACTGTCTAATGGAAAACCAAACACGTGTTATCGGTAATCAGATCCTTGACTGGCAACAGTGTCAGGGTCTGATTGCTAACAAAAAGACTCTGTTAATGGGTCGTCAATCTGTTCGTGATGCTATTGTAGTTGCTGAAACTACATGGGAAGAGGCAACAGAGTTCTATTATTCTCTTCCCACTGCTGATCGTGCCATGGTCCGTAAGTCTGGGCAGCAGGGTATCTGTGGTGATGGTGACAACATTCTGGGTTGGTATGACCCAGAGTCCAACAGTCTCACCAAGAATCCTACCCATGCCCGTGGCATTTCGATCTGCCAAGCATACCTCAATCAAGGTAGAAAGTGTGCCTACACTCACACTGGTCCTTACAACATTCTGGACTTTCAGGTAGAGCACATTGAGCCTAATGCTGGTGATCATCCAGACAATTGGTTCCTGGTAGTATACAATGTCAATGAGAATCGAAAGCAGTCTCGTATGACTGCTTTCATTCAACGCTGGGAGGATCGTGCTAAGAATGGTGAGCAAGAGTTCACCGATTGGTACAATGATCTTAAGAAAGCATCCGACAAGGGTCAACGTGTCAAGGTTAGCATTCTATCCATGACTGAAGATGACCTGAGGGATTATCTCTTCGAGTGTCCTGCTAAGTATGAGAAATATATGTGGAGAAACATTGGTATGTCATCTCTACAACCATTTCGTTTGACTAAAGCAGGTGTAGCACGTCCTGGTGGTAGTCAGGGCAACTACAAACCAGTTATGAATACCATTCTTCGTGAGTATCTTCTTGGTAGTAAGGAACTAGCACGACAGATCTTCCGTACTGTTCGTATTGGTGCTGCCAAATATGTTAATGGTGAGATCAACAACACTGACTATGTTAACATCATGTGTGAGTGTATTGAGTTGTCAAATCACCAGCACGTGAAGTATAATAGAGAGAAGTTCACTGCCCAAGTCCTCCGTAACACCTATTCATGGCCCCATCTAAAGTAACAAACCATTCTCTCTACCGCTATGCTGGTGGGAAGAATCGTATGAAGAAGGATCTTATCAAGATTATTCGTGATGTCAACCCTGGCATCGAATATCTTGTGTCTCCCTTCTGGGGTGGTGCTAGCACCGAAATGCTGATCGCCAGTGAGGGAGTCAAGGTCCAAGGTTATGACGTGTTCCGCCCTCTGGCTGACTTCTGGGAGATTGTGTGTGGTGAGGGTGGTGCTGCCATCCTGGCAGACGCTGCTGAGCAGCACTATCCCTTGATTGATAGCGATCACTATAAATCCTTCCTCCCAGGGTTAGATAGTGAGGACAAGTGGGAGCGAGCACTGTCATTTTACATTGCAATCAAGGGTTCGTACTCAGGTAAGATCGGATGTTCTACCGTTCGTAGTAGAGCAGAGTTCAGATTGGTGGGAATTGATAAACTTAGGAATTTTCATGCTCCCAACGTGACGTTCTGCCATGGGTCGTGCTTCGACACGATCCCAGCACACAAAAATGACTTTTTATACCTGGACCCACCATATTATGAGACCGTGAGCCATTACTATGGCAAAGATGGTGCTCTTCACAAGTCATTTGACCATGAGAAGTTCTGTGAGACACTCAAGCAACACAAAGGTGGGTTCGTGATGTCTTATGACAACAGTGATGCTGTTCGATCACTGTATCACGGGTGGACTGAGTTTAGATATCTAACATTCCCATACCAAATGTCTGGTACTAAACGCTATGATAAAACTGAACTGGTTATTGTTAAATACCCAGAGAAGGTAAAACCTAAAGTTGGAGCGTTGGAGGCATTTATGGTATGAGTTTATACTACACATCACTAATTTGTGTTTTTGCCATTGTATTGGCACTAATGGTGATTGATCCAAATGTTGGTGTGTTTATTGACCTACAAGTCAAAAACTTGTGGGTACAGATAAAGAGGACATATTATTTGATCACTATTGGTACTGTTGTTAAAATCAATAATTGGAAACTGAGTCGTGAACTTGAAAAGATGAGACGAGAGTATGATTTCCCAGACGACACAGATTAGTGATTATATTGTAAAGTATAAACTAATGGATGCTGATGATTCTATTGATATTATCACATACCTAGAGAAATACTGTAAATGGAAACCACATGAGTGGTACAATCACGGTGATGATCACAGAGAATCTTTCAACGATTTTGTAGTCACTGACAATCAATCCCTGTCCAAACAGTTTCAACCATTATTACAACAGGGATTGGTTGAGTATGCTAACACCAAAATGGGTAAATTCTCTCAGGCTTTTTTTAATACACATGTTAGATTCAACAAATATAGTGTGGGTGAGAGTATAGAGGAACATGTGGATCATATTCACTCTATTTTCAACTCAAGACCTTCTGGTATTCCTGTTTTAAGTATGGTAGGATGCCTCAATGATGACTATGAGGGTGGTGTATTTCATTTATGTGAAGAACCCATTGACATCAAAGCAGGGGAGTATATTATATTCCCATCGCTGTTCATCTATCCACATTATGTGACACCAGTTACCAAAGGAACCAGATACTCATGGGTATCATGGGCATGTTAATTTGCTTTTACTACTATGACTATTGAAGGACGACCAGAAATTCAAGTGCCAGATGATTACTGGCAAAATGAATATGCCAAGCAACGTAAAGATAGGATGCAAGATGCCATCGATGATTATCTTCAAGATGAGAGGGTATCAGCACGTCAAACCTATGAAGAGATGCTGTGTGGTATTCACGATGTAATCAAATACCATAAAAAGAATCTTAAGAAAGCTGAAGAACTGAGGGATCTGATGCTAGGATACCGTTCAGTTGACCTAAATCTTCCAGAGAGATACTAAGCACATGTTCGAATTCGAGTCACTGTCACATGAAGTGAAGGAAGCACTAGCAGAAGATTGTGAAGACTTTCTTCTTCACAGACATATTCCTCTTCATTCACACTCTTATGATAACATTATTATTCAAGCCCTACGTGAAGGGTATCAAATGACTGGTTTCGATCGTGGACCTTATTCTAGTATAAAAAATGAAAAGTGTTGACATTAGTTTAAATGAGCGGGAGTTAAAGTTTCTCATTGATTTGATGTGGGGTGCTCCTATTGCCACTGTTAAAAATACAGCAGAACGCCATGGTATCAAAGATAATGATCTAGAAGGATACCTGGCAAAGTGCCTTGGTTACATGTATCTTGAGTCCGATTCCTGAACTGTCCACCCAACTGCCATGCCGAAGTACGATGCCCTATACTTTAAAAGTCAACGACAGGGAATCATGATCACTGACGACGCCATCGATCTTCAACTCCGCCGTACCATTCTCAAGTCCATTGAAGAGATGGACATTGAGATGCTCAAGCGTATTGCTTACGAGTGTCGCTGTGAAGAGATGGGCATCTATCCCGACAGCACTTACCTTGGATTTAATGATTGAGTTACCCAATGATTTTCCCCATGAACCACCAAGAGGATACAACTACGAGGCAATTCGCCATAAAAGTAATGTTATTGCAATTTGGCTTGTATCTACTCGTAGGTGGGTGTACAATGGTGGCGATGAATCTCGTACTATCTGGGGATTCTACAACACAAAGAAACGACAATACCACTCTCCAATCAACTCTATAAAAGTAGGGGATGTTGTTGATGTAAGCAAGACTAGAGCATACACTGCTATGCCTATTCTTAAACCAATGAGACCATCAATTTTATCATTTTGTTAATGAAACTTCCTGACAACAAGTACACTCAAATGACAGTGTATTATGCTGCTACTGTGGCAGCATTTATTGTGGGCATTTCCACATTTATCTACCAATCGTGGGTAGACAACAACATGAATGACAAAGTAAGATCCTTTATTAATAAGACTTTTAGTATTATCTCTAATATTTCTGATGTCATTGTAAATGAAACAACTGTTAACGTAGATACAAAAGTTACTAAGTAGTATAGTTGTATTCAATTGATACAAATGACTGACATAGAAAAATCCATGGTTGATGAGATGAAAGAACTCATCAAGGATCAAAACGATAAGATCCGTGACCAAGATGACTACATTAAAGAGTTACAACGCCAAATGGCAGACATGGAGAGTAGAGAGTACGATTGTTAATGTTCCACCTATTTGAGATTCATCATGGTTGCTCCGATGCCTGGTCAAATTCAATCCAAAGAAGAGGTACAGATGTATCCAGTAGGCACGGAAGTAATATACAAAGAGCACCATGGTTGGGTCAAGTTTTGTGACCCAGAGACAGGTACATGTAGTATCTGTATTAGAGTATTTGAAGATGATCCAGCACGTAATGTGTGCTTGATCGTATATAAACATGACTTAGAGCATGTTATTCCTGTTGTTGGCAACCACTCCCGAGGCTGATTATGAAGTACGCTGTTGTGTACATGAAACCCAAGAAAAAGAAACTTGTTATGGAACAGGCAGTGTTCTATAATCTTGATGATGCTTCCATGTGGGAACAGCACATCAACAAAACTCAACACCTTAAAACAGAAATTATTCCAGTATTTGAATCATGAACAACGAATTTGAAGGCGACATCTTTGGTGATTATGAACTCCGTGAGAGTATTATTCGAGAAATGAGTGAACAAGAATTGTGGGAGACACCTGAGACACTACCAGAAGACCTGCTAGCAGACTTCTGAGGCAACCACCTTACACAATGTCATACAACCCCTCAGGATGCCCTTCTGAGGGTTTTTAGTATATGCTTGACTTCAATGAGTAATGTGCTACAATTAGAAATGTCCACACAATTAGTGGACGATAAAAACAACAACGAGGTAAAAATGTATCAAACAATTGCTCAAATTGCTGCTGATCCTAAAGTAGAAAAGCAAGCAAAGAAATGGATTTGTCCTGGTGCTCATGGTAAGAAACTACGTTATGTAGAGTTTGATGATGTGAGTAACATTAAAGTTTCTACTCAATATCAACGAGATTTTAGTCCTGCTGCTATCAAAGAATTCAGTCAATTGAATCGTATGCTTTTGGTGCCAGGTGTAATTGCTCGGCGTCCAACATATCTTGGTGAACAAGGTGGAGATTGGTGTCTTGATGGGCAACACAAGGGAGTGTTTTTTCAACTGGCAGAAGCAAAGGAAAGTGGTGAAGTATATCCAGCAATGTTGCTAGAGCATGATGATGACGCAACTCTGGAACAATGTATCAAATTAGAAGCAGAATTGTTTCATGCTCTCAATAGTAAGCGTCGTAAACTTACGAAGATTGATATTATTCGAGCAGGTGTGCTGTTTGATGACCCTGAAGCATGTTGGATTCTCACTGTGATGGAAGCATTAAAACTCCACTGTGATCGATTTGGTAGTCTAGAAGATGATGCCCTTGAACTGAAATCATTTAACCAGTTCTATCTCATGCTAACCTATGATAACAGTATCGGTAAAGGTCTTCAGTGCCATATTAATGGTATTAAGTTGTGGGAAGAAATATTTCCTGAAAACTTTGTCACTGGTTCTACTCTTCGTGGATGTAGATATACATACGAGTTTATGAATGAGGTGCTTAATGAGGGTCAGCGTAAAGAATTTTATAAATTCTTGACCAAGCGATATCGTGACACAAAACAGTCTACATTTATGAAAGGATTGCCTCAGGATGGTAATACTCCTAAGTGGATTCTTAAGAAGTTTTTGTTTGATTACAAGGATTATTGCTCCATTCATAACATCCCATCACGACATTGTATCGGTGATGCTACTATGGAACAGGCATGTCAGATTAGCAAGAAATTCTGTCTTGACATGATGGACAATTGATCTAGTGTCACACGACCCCTCAGGATGCCCTCCTGGGGGGTTATACTATATTCATACCAAACGAGGCAACCCCTTGAAGATCCAACAGTCCGCCGTCACCGTCGATTTCTTCCCTGTCGGCACTGGCAAACGCTTCGTTCAACGTGTTGTCTGGCACCCTGGTGCTGAGACTGAGATGACTTCCTTCCGTACCGTAACCCGCTCCGAGGCAATGTATGATGCTAACCAACGTATTAACAACGGTGGCACTCTTATCGACTTTAACCTTGATGAGTACAGTGGTAAAGATTACTCCCCACTATTCTGTTGATAGTGTTTGTTCTTTCCTTCCTCAACCACACCCAGACTGTAATGTTCACTAAAGAAGATCACGAATTTATCGACATGTTGTTTGGCAAACTAACATGTCAGGAGACCATGGATGTTGACATGATCGACCTCCATGATGACGATGCTGCTGGCGCTGACGCCATCGAGTGGACAAAACTAGAACTGTCATGATCTCCCTCCCAAACCCCACCAAGACCCTCTATACTGAACACAGTTCAGACAACGACATGACCACCGAGACCTTCGCTGACTTCTGTGCCACTCAGGATGCTCGTAACACCATCCAACTCAACGTCACAAAGTATACCCTGATGCTGTGTGATGCTCTGCTGGATAACTTCAATTCCCGCAATGGTGGTGGCACCAGTGACTATAAGTTCTACATTGAGAGTGGACGTAAGTATCACAAAATCATCATGGAGACTGGTGCTGGTTCCCGTAGTGTTCACGCTTTCGTTGATCGTAAGACTGGTGAAGTATTCAAACCTGCTTCTTTCAAAGCGCCTGCTAAGCACGTTCGTTTTAACCTGCTGATCATTGAGCAACGTGAATGGTTACTCCAACATGCTGACTGGGCTGGTGGTTACCTCTACAAGCGTTGAGGTTGACAGCAGACATTTTGTCTGCTAAATTACTATAGTACACTTTCTTCTCACAAACCAATGGACCACGATCTGATGTATGTTGTCGTCAATGGTGAAGCCATCATGATGGAACAGGGTCAAGTTGTTACATATCTCGTTGATGAAAACGATGGTACTATTGACTGGACTAGTCAAGATACGGTAGACTGGGAAGACATGCTCCCTAATGAGTACAAAATGTACAAATCTGCTGTTGATTTTGTTCAGACGTACACCTTTGACAATGTTTACACCAAATGAAGAAGTTTACTCACATCTCAGATCTATTTGCTCCAATTAATTATGATGCCACACCAGTACGTGTTTGTCCACGTGCTGACCTTGAACCAGAGCAAGTAAATAAGTTCTGGAGATACCACGGTCGCTTCCCAAATGACTTCGCCCGTGCTATCATGGAGATCCTGCCCGAGGGTAAAACCTTCGTGCAATATGACCACCTCGCTAACTCACTTGTAATCAAATGAATCCCCTCCAACAAGAGCAACAATCTGTGTCCAAGCAAGTTGATGCCATCATGGCAAATCGTAACCGTCGTTTCAAATTCCTCATGAAGAAAGGACGTGTTGAAGATGCTATTGCTGTGGGTGAAGAGTTCATGGAGTGGATGATGCTTGACCAAGAAGATTGTGACGAAGAAATTCTGTATTATAAGGAGGGAGAACTTGAGGAATCTGTGGAACGCTAATGCTGTTGTATCCAAAGGAGCAATGAACATAAAACCCTTTGCTCCTATGGCAAAGGGTTCTTCTATTGTACAATGGGAGACTAATCTTCCCGACTTCCTTTGTGATGAGATCACTAGTTATTACATGAATAACTGTGAACCAAGAGATGGCACAGCAAAGGGTGATACTAAAGAAAAAGCAGCACGTAAAGTAGAAGCACGTTGGTCACTACCATATGACTGGGTGCCTTCTTTCTTATGTAACTATATTAACTTAGCAAATGAATCATTCTTTCAATATGAGCTAAGAGCATTATCATATACTGAGTGTCATCATCTTAAATACACACCAGGACATTATTATGATTGGCATGCAGATTCTTCTCCTGAACAAACTACATTAGTTGCTCCACCATCGTGGACTGAAATACATCAAGATATTACAGAGTATGTGAGGAAGATCTCTTTCACACTACAATTATCTGATGAAGATGAGTACACTGGTGGTGATGTTCAATTGATTGATGATTGTCATGGTAGAGTGCTGGTCACTGTGCCAAAGAAGAAAGGTTCTCTAGTTATGTTTGATTCTCGTATCAGACATCGTGTCAAACCAGTAAAGACTGGTACTAGATATTGTTTAGTAGGATGGGCATTAGGACCTAAATGGAAGTAAATATTGAATTAGGTGAAGATCTACAACTAGAGTACGAGTCATGGTTAGCGGTAAAAGAATCGTTGGGCATTCATCGTACTATTAACAATTTCCTTTATTACACACACAATTATGGTACGTTCGCTAATCCCCGTATTCCTGACGATAGCTAGTCTAGGAGTATCAAACTTCGCTCTCGCTAATGAGGACAAGATCACCAAGGGTTTCTATACTATGGATTCTCTTGGATGTATGTTGCTCCGTGAGTGTACTAAGGATGTGAAGGAAGTGTTCAGTCTATTAGACATTAGTTCTAACTACGATAACACTGAAGAGTTCACACCAGTGACACAGGAGTTTAATAATATGCTCATGTCACTCAATCAAATTGGTGTGAAAGTATATCTTGCTGATGAACGTTACTTCCCCAAGATGCACCGTGGTGTGTATCATACTGTGGGTAATAACTTCTTCCTCAACAAGAGGTATATGAATGATCCTGCCACATTAATGATGGTAATGAGGCACGAAGGATGGCATGCAGCACAAGATTGTATGGCAGGTAGTATTAAAAATAGTATGATTGCCATCATCCACAATGAAGAGGACGTGCCTGTGCTGTGGCGTACCCTGGCAGAGCGTACCTACGATGCCTCAGCGGTCCCCTGGGAGGCGGAAGCGTCGTGGGCAGGCAGAACTGAGGGAATGACCATGAAAGCACTCCAGTCGTGTGCTGCTGGCACCATGTGGACAGACTACGAACTGACCCCACTCACTCGTAAGTGGTTGACAGAGGAGGGATTCATCAAATAATGTATTACGATACAGTTCACTGCTCCTATGACCTGGGACCTGGATTCTGGAATAGGAATTTACAAACTAAAGAACTATCTCAGACATGTGGATGCTACTGGATTAGTCCAGCAGGTGAATTGTATGAGGTAGATTACACTGGTACACAGGTATTCACTGACAGTGAGCGTGTGCCCTATGAACCAAGTGGATTACATGGTAGAGTAACACCTGTGGACATCACCACGACAATTAGGTTACAACCTGCTAAGTGGGATGCTCATTATGCTAAGTGTCCCATCTGTCATGTTACACTGTTCCACGGTAAGATTGTTCAACACTCAGTCAAATGATCAAAGTAACTCAAGAAAATGAAACAACCTTCACGATCGAGTGGGACGAAAAAGACCCAGGCGAAAGCATCTTCAACTCGTTCACGGAGCAAGACTTCATCGACCTCCTCCAATACTACTGTGA